CAATGACAATCATTGATGGATTCCACAGGTGGCTGTGCGCACAGCAGGAGTCATCAAAAATCAATGGCAAGGTTCCAATCGTTCTGGTGGATGTTGACGACATGGATGCAATGCTTATGCATGTCAGGCTAAACCGTGGCAGGGGCGAGGTTGTCACTAAACACCTCTCAAACCTTGTCCGCTCTGTTGTCCATTCAAAAAAATACTCAATTGAACAAATCAAAGACCTACTTACGATGAGCAACTCAGAAATTGCGGCGATGGTTGACGGAACAGTTATAAAACAGCGCAAAATCAAAGAACATGTTTACTCTAGGGCCTGGGTTCCAATCGAGGCACCAAGTGAGCCCGAAATGCCTTCACTTGAACGGCCGCCAAACGCAGATAGGTAAGTTTCGTCTTTATAGAGATAGCTGGTGTAAAATGCTTGTTAGTATTTGACCCGGAGGTCTTAATGAATTTTCCGTCTGATGTAGAAGATGAAGAGCTTACAGAAGAAGCCGTAGACGTAATTCCAGAGCTTGAACAGACAGGAACCGAACTGGTCCCTGTGCCAACCCCTGCCGCACAAAGAAAACCAGCATGGTGGAGAAGGGCTGTTGCGTATTCCGTTAGAAGACTCGCAGACAGCATCCAGTTTGGACGAGGCGCTAGACAAAGAACCACTCCTGGGGAAGGAAGAAATTTGGCTCAGGAGGCACGACGCCGAATAACCGGAAGAGGCTAGTTTAAAATGTCATTGGTCGAGGTTCGTCATTTAAAAACATACATGGACATCTCTCTTACGCAGAGACAAGAGGACGCTGTTGTAGATATTCTAGAGGGTCTCCAGAGTGAGCTTGAGGCTTTCCTTGGAAGACCAGTCACACAGGATGAAGTGACAGAAGAGCATGTAATCCCATCTTACTTTCAGGGCGTACCAGCAACTTCTTTTTTTTATGACCATAGCTTAAGCTCAACCGATGATGGGCTTAACTATATTCAACCATCACAGGTTATTTACGCAAGAAACACCCCAATATCAAATGTAAAAAGAGTCAGTATAAGAAATCTTTCTGCAGACCCAGTGAATCTTGCTGAGGCAATACAAAGAAAAGCAACGATAACCGCAGCTTCGGTTAGTGGTGTTTCAATTGTTTTCACAGCAAACAATGACTTTACAATCGGCCAAAGAGTTACAGTCTCGGACATAAATCCTTCCAGTCTTCAAGTTAGTGGTAGAGAGATAACTGCAGTAACTGCTACTACGTTTACAGTTGGAGACGCAGCTGGAGCTAGTGGTTCCTATGTGTCCGGCGGTTTAGCTACAGCAACAGGAAATGATTACACAGTACACAGATACGGTGTTGAGTTGTATAGAGGATTTCCAAACGACGTAGTTAGCATCACATACACCGGTGGCCTTGATGGTTCAGCAATAAAAATGTTTAAGCTAATGATTCTCAGAGCAGCAGCTCGTGAGGTGCAAAACATGCATGACGATGTTGTTGGTCTAAAAGATTTAAACACAAGAAATGTTGCGCCGCTTGAAACTGGGTTTTTAGAAAAAGAATTAGCAGCCATGAAATCATATAAGCGAAGAAGAATTGCTTAATGGACTCTCCAAGAGATGTTTACCGTTCTCTAAAAGTTGATACTGATTTTGATAAAAAATCATTATTAAAGGTAATTGGAGAAATAAAAGCTTTAGAAAAAGCTATTGATTCTATTGGGTCAAATTCACCTGGTGGTTCACGGGTTGAATTTGAACCTGATTTTACCGAAGCATATGAATTACTTGCAGAAATTGGTGCACGTGGTTCATTTACAGCACCGGTATTCCCTGTTTTAAAAAAGCAGATACAAGCAATGAACGCTGCAAACTTTGCATCCAACGGTCTCCCTTCTGGTGGATGGAAGCCACTTGACGCAAAATACGCTGCGTGGAAATCAATCCGTTTTCCGGGAGCTCCTCCTATGGTGAGAACCGGTGCGTTGATGGAGTCACTAACAACTACTCCTTTGGTTCAAAAGGAAACAACAACATCTTTTGAAATTGGAACAGCCATACCCTACGCAAGGTTTCATCAGACCGGCACGTTCAAGATGCCAAAAAGACAAGTCGTATACGAGCCATTGGGTTTTGCTGAGTTTGCAAGTTCTGTGGTCGCAGATTATGTAGCTGGTGTAAGCAAGGTTCCAGGTATCTGATGGCTGCAGAGGTGATGTATGGACCACAATATGCAAAGCAATTTGTTAACGACTATCTTTCAGTTGAAATGCCAACAAGATTAGTTCGATACAGAAATGCATGGAATTTAAGCTCTGGAGAGCTGCCAGACATAGAAGACATATTTGCATACGAGCCATTGGCAATGGATAAGTGGCCAACAATAATAACTGTTGCTATATCAACCAAGTCTCTAACAAGAATTGGTTTTAACGCAACCAACAATCCGGAATACAATGTTATTTACGCAATGCGAACATACGTATGGGCTAGAAGCGACGGGGCACAAGACACAACACTCATGAGGGACAGGCTCACCACTGTTGTGCGTTCAGCACTAATGGATAATCCATGTTTAAAAAGGTCAAACCCAGCTAGGGAAGCAATCATAGAAGAGTCTTCAATTAACGAAGAGTATTCAGAGTTAACACTTCTTAAAGGCGATAGGTACCTGGCTGGGGCCTACATCGGATATGACCTAAGAATCGAAGAGGTAATAGAACGGCAAAATCTAGGCATAGTGAGTGAAATTGAACTCGATTGGCAAAATCCTTCAGATTGGTACTTAAATGAGTGATTTTGAGCACCTAGAAACAGAGAGCCCGATATTGGCTAAAAGGTTCTCTGGAATGATTCAGGTTAGAAACACATCTGGTAGAACGATTATTGCTGACTCAAAAGGCAACTACCTGACTCCAGATTCCTACGCAGCGGTGAATCCATTTGATTTAATTGTAATTAAACAGCTAAATAAGTCAATATTGACAAATATTGAATTCTCAATAGACGAAAATGACTTAACCGAAAAACCTATTGTCAACAAAATAACAAAAGTTGCAAAAAACAAATCACAGATGATTCCTTCCGGTGGAGCTATTCCACCCGGGAAGTGCTGTCCGACACGCTAATATAGATGTGACATTGAAATAAAGTTTATAAAAATAAGTTGCCAGAAAAGGTTCAACTATGGTGGTATCATCGCTGTGGTTAAAGAACCTAAAAAATTCTAGTTAGGAACCGAAGGAGTAACAAATGGCGGGCATCGTACTCACCACAGCAGTAAGAACAGGTCCAGTAACTACAACTACTGCACCTACATCGACACTGTTTATAGCTGGCGTTACAGAAAAAGGGCCAGAAGGCAGCGCAAAGCTTATTACAAGCGTTGCTGATTACAACGCTATTTATGGCGGATATACATCTGCCGGTTATGTTCACGAGTCAATTCAAATGTTTTTTGAAGAGGGCGGCTCAAGAGCTTATGTTTCAAGAGTAATTCCTTCGGATGCAACAAGCGCATCCTGCGCAGTTCCAGGAACTTCCGGAACATCCATCACGCTGATTGCTTCTGGTGAAGGAACATGGCCACACTCTGGCGTTCTTGAAGTAGAAGTTGCTCAGCCAACAGTTGGAGTAAATGTCAGACTTCGTGTTTTCTCAAATGACGTTCTTGTTTACTCAACCCCAATTTGCACAACAAGAGCTGAGTTGCTTGATGAAATCAATAACAGCACAATTGCTTCGTTGTATGTAACTGCTGTTGCTGGAGCAAACAATACACTTCCAGCAGTGGTCACGTCTGCTGCAAGACTTGTGTTTACCGGAGGCGGAAACGGAACTACGGTTACGGACGCAAATGTCGAAACTGCTCTTGACGCTTTTATTCCAACTCTTGGACCTGGTGCCGTAGCAGCTCCTGGTTTCTACACGCAAGCCGTGTACGAGGACTTGATAGACCACGCAAAAGCAAATAACAGAATTGCTTTGCTTGGATTTGACAAGGACGATACGGTCAACGATGTTTTGAGCGTAACCTCGACCTACGAAGACAGAGAAGGCGCAGAAAACGCTGCATGGTTTTATCCTTGGGTAAAAATTCCTAGAGGAAGCCTAACAATTTCTGTTCCTTGCGAAGGCTTTATTGCAGCCAAGAGAGCTGCGGTACACAATCAGCTTGGTTCATGGCACGCTTATGCAGGCCTAAAGAGCGAAGCGCGTTTTGTAAATGGTGTTCAGACAACAATTTCATCAACTCAGGCTGATGCTTTGGACCTTGTCTACATCAACCCAATTAGAGTCATCAGCGGAACCGTAAGAATTTACGGAGCACGCTCAGCTTCAACTGACACAGTTAACTTCAGATACATCAACTCAAGAGAAGTTCTCAATGACATCATTGATAAAGCTCAGGTTGGCCTTGAAGCACTTGTGTTCTCGGTGATTGATGGCAGAAGGAGCCTCTTCGGTGAAGTAGCTGCTGTGCTCATCAATGTCCTTGACCCAATTTCAAAAGCTGGTGGACTGTTTGAGTTGTACAACACAGACGGAAAGCGCCTTGACCCTGGCTACACAATCCAGGTAAACGACGCAATCAACCCAATTTCACAGCTTGCCACTGGAGTGGTTAAAGCTAAGGTCGGCGCAAGAGTGTCAAGTATAGGTGACACTATTGAAGTCGAAATAACAAAATCAAATCTTACGTCTTCGCTAGGCTAAACGGAGGAAAATCACAATGGCTAAGCTTTCTCAGCGTCAAATATTGGCAAAAATTGCAGCAGTTCAACCAACTGTTCATCCAGACCTTTCTGGATATTTTGCTCAAGTTTCGGGTGGCGAGATAACTGCCGCCGTAGAAAAAATCTACGTTGGTGGAGAGAAGTTCCCTGAACTGCTCTGTGCTCCTTCCGAAGTCGGAGACATCACTATAACCAAGCACTACGACGACGCTGATAGAGGCAAGTTAAACCAGCTTCGTCAGTATGTCGGCTCGGCATTTTATAATGTGACTATTTATTATCTAAACTGTGACATTTCTTCGGGCAAGCCTGACAGAGCGTACTCCAACTGCTTGTTGGTGGGCCTGACAGAGCCAGATGGAGACTCCTCATCCGGTGCTCCAGCAACATTTGCACTCACGTTCTCAGTGAACAAGGGTCCTGCAAATGTTAGTGGCGATACATTCAACTTCTAAACAAAACACATCTACCATCACGCATTAACCGTGTGCTAGATTTTGGGCATGACAGAAAAATCAGCTCCTAAAGAAATTCAAGAAGAAACAATCCTCAATCAACTTAAGTCTGTTATTGCCAAGAAGGTAGAACGGGCGGAAGTTTTTATCGAGGTTCCTGAACGCATTGGCGTTAAGTTGCTAGTTAGCCCAAATGTAACTCAGCAGCAAATGAGAGCATGGCAGAAACAGTGTGGCGGAGATTCTCCTAAGGGAATGGACGCAACAAAGTTTGCTTGCACTGTTGTGGGTCAAACCACAAAAGGCGTGTTTTTGAACGGTGAAGAAGTTCTTGATGATGGATGGCCATGTACTTTTGGTTCGTCAATCATCTTGGAAATGACAGAAACAACAAAAGCAGTTCCAGACGCAGTACAGAAGTTTTTTGGTTTGGATGCACACGTTGAAGCAGCAGCTCTTGCAATTATTGAAGCATGTGGTTTCGGCGACACAATCTCGGCGGAGGCCACTGAAAACCCTACGAAACGGTCA